CAAACTCCCCATGGCTCAAAGCGGCCGGTTGTTCTCCATCGATTTCAGCCGGTAGTTCATCCGACATTCCATCAGTAGATCCTTGCAGGTAACGACCCTTGGCCAAAGCCATTAAGCCACCATGAGCCGCCTTCACAGGTTGCGCGGCAATTTGCTTGGCCTGCTCGGTAGCTTGCTGTTGAGCGGCCGCAGCTTCACCAGGAGCGGTGTACTTCACATCAGTAAAGTACTGACGGCCCGCACTGCCAGGACGACGATTGGGATCGTTTTGGTACGGCACAGCAGCTCGAGTGGCCGTCAACTGAGGGATAGAACCTTGATAGCCAACCCGGTTGTACGTGGGCTGGGCGTTCAAATTCATCAGACCACTAACCAGACCAGCGGCCTGAGCAGGGTTTTGCGAGATATATTTTGAAACTGATGCAGCAGACAGATTGCCTTTGCTGATCTGAGAAACCAGATCGTTGAGCGTTGCCCTGTTGGGGTCATAGACAGGCTGCCCTTGGTAAAAGTACTTGCCTTCAGGAGAAATGGCTGTGCCGTCAGAATAGTACTTCCAGTTATACCCAATCTCGCCAGGCTTGGTCGTGTTAGGGATCTCTGTTACATAATCGCTTGTTGAAGTATCAGGGGTGGTTGTGATCGGGGGATCTTCTTCATAAGACCATAACGGTTCCCCAGTCTCGGGATCAAACTCACCAGTCATTACGAGTGCCATTTTTAGCTCCTTGGGGGCATTTTATTCAATTGGTCATTTATCGGGTACGGATATTTCCGAACATGTCTCTGTACGCCTCTGTTCCCCTGGGCTTACTGCCCGTGGACAAAAGGTACTTCAACAACGAGTTGACAGTTTCACTTCCAGCCGTACCCGCCAAGCCTGCATACTCCTGCAATTGCTTCAAAGGATCAACAGGCGCATTGGCTTGGGCAGCAAGAGCCGGAGCTGCGGGAGCTGCAACAGGTGCCACAGGAACCGGCAACCCAGTGGGCTTGACTGGAGGCGGGATCCGACCAATCGCCACAGGCCCCTGAGCATTCAGCAAACGTTGGGTCTCTGCATCGCTTTGATCTTGTAGACCGGCGGATTGCAAGGTCTTGATTATGTCAACGCCACCACTGGGAAGCCCATATTGGCCAGACCCAGCACCACCACCAAACGGATTAACCGGACCACTTGATGTGTAGCGGTCAAAACCCGCTCCACCACCACCAACCCCAACCGGAGGGCCAAACGTTGCACCTCGCGTAACAGCACCAGCATCTTTTCCAGGCTCAACCTGGGCTCCCTCAGTAGGCTGTTCCCGCTCCAAAGATCCAAGATAACTTGGCCTGCCGCCAAGATTACCAAGGAAGTTAATATCCTCGTTGGATGGACCCGTAGGATCTATTTCAGCAAGACCAGAATCTTCTGATTCTCCTTGCGTAACTTGCTGTTGAGATCCATCACCCAAAAGCAAGGGGATCAGGCCGGCAATATCTTCTTGAGTAACTTGGTAGCCTGTCTTGTTAAGAGGGCTAGCCTTCATGCGCTCGCTGGCTTCAATTGTTGCCTCGTTAATACCACCTTGCTCACTCTTTTGGGTAATAGCCCGGTTCTGAGCAGCTTGTTTAATCAGACTGGCATAAGAAACTGACGGTTTCTTTTGTCCGCTTGGGAGGTATTGATCCTCCGGTGCTTCCATAGCAGAAACGGTGCCATTGGGATTGATGGTAATCGTGCTTCCATCATCACCGCGCAAAGTGTATCCACCTGAACGAGCCGCTTTAGCAACTGCATCAGTCAAATCAACTTCATTCTCGCCAGTGCCATAGGTGTACTTGACAACGTTACCTTCGTTATCAATCTCAAGCGTATCGCCGTTTGCACCTTTGATAGTGCTGGTTGATGCTTTCTCTGTGCCATGCCCCAAGAAATCTGAATACTGGCTAAGCGTGTCTTTGTCTGTAATGCCATATTGCTTGGCAACATTCAAATCAGTTAAGTCTTGAGCTCCAACTTGCTTGGCAAAATTAAAATCTTCAGTATTATTAACACCCAAGTTTCTGGCATAACCAAAATCCTGGGACGTATCAATGCCAAGCTGTTTTGCAAAGTCAATATCAAGTGCGCTTTGAGCACCAATATCCTTGGCTAAGTCAAAATCTTCTTTGTTACTAACACCAATTTGCTTGGCATAATTAAAATCGTCAGCAGTGCTAAGACCAATGTCTTTAGCCAACTGCAAATCAAAGTTATCTTTGGCTCCAATTGCTTTGCCGACCTGAAGATCGTATGGGTTATCTGCCCCGATCTCTTTTGCATATTGGTAATCTTTTAGATCAGTAACTCCAATTGCCTTAGCGTCTTTCCAAGCGGCGGCATCATAACCAAACCCGTTATTGTTAGCTTCTTTGTAAGCGTTGTACTCGTCCTTGGCAAACTTGACTCCAAAGTCAATGGCCGCATTCAGAACGCCGGTGCTGTTACCCTGGATCGCAGCTGCAGTAGCACGGGTAATCTGCTCTTGAGTGGTCTTCGGAAGTTCTGTAAACCCAGGGATCTCCTGAGCAATAACTTGGGCGCAAGCGTTAGCACCGCCAGTTAGCAAAGCAACCGTCGGATCCTTACCTTGAGCAGCTTGGATGGCTGCATAGGTTGTTGTGGTCCCAATGTTCTTAGCGAAGGCATCAGGAACAATATCAGCATTCTTAACAATCTCGGTCAGCTTTTGAGAACCAATGTTGCCAACGTACTGCAGAGCCGTGGTCTTAACAGCTTGTCCAACATCGCCACCGTTCATGGCTGTGTTGAGACACATATTACCCACAGCGGCTGCAGCGGCCGGATATGCAGCGGCTAGCTCAGCGCCAAGAATCCAATTACCAATAGACGGTGCGGCAGCTGGAAATGCCATGCTAATGGCAACAGCGGCAAGTGCTTTTGGGTTTTCTAATACCGACTCTACGGCATCACCAACCTTCTGAGCAACTCTCCCAATCGCGTCATACGTATCGCCCGTAACCTTGCGTACTGCTGCAAGGCCTTTTTTTGCTACCTTCTTTGCGCCGCTCATGCTAACCTCACTTTTGTTAGGTAGGTTCTACCTTCTCCATCGTCTATCTTCTCAGTTGTTACCTGGAAGATTGGGAGCTTACTAAGAATGCCGGCAAACTCTTTCTTGTCGTAAGGAATCTGCACTTCCTTGTAACCATCCTCACGAAGCTGCATCAATGCCTTGAAAAGATATTGAATACCTTTTATGACAGAGACACCGCCGTTAATAACGTGTGCTTCAGCGACACCTTCAGCAACATCGTCATAAATAAGCAACGCGTCGCCAGACCGAATAATTTTCATTCCGTTATTTATGGCATCTTCTAGACCGGCAGCATACTCCTCCACAGTGGCATACCCCTCTGGATAGTTATTCTTTAGGTCGTTACTGAGAATCTCTTCAATACTCATGTCTGCCATGTTGAATCCTTACTGCGTCAGATCGTAGAAAGAGATGGACCCCAATCCATCCCCCGTTGTTGCGCCAGACACCGTGCGTACAGCAAGTGTGTAGATATCGCTCACCCCAGCCAAGGACACCCCCAGCTGCAAGTCCCAGTTGTACCCGGTCGGAACACTTGTTTCGCTAACGCCAGCACTACCTGAGGAAGTGACATAGTCTGTCTGAGCAATGGTCCCAATAGAGCTAATAGCCGTGGCTGCAACGTCATATTCCACGTTGCTGTCAGATGGAACTGTAGCCGCCCAGGTTGCTCCCGTCAAAGTCGGGTTCTTCAGCAAAGCCACTTCGTAGTTCTGGCTGGTTGTGGGAAGAAACTGTACCCGGTTTGGTAGTACCACCGCGCCAGTCCGACCAGAAGCCAATCGAATAGACACAATCGGGTAGAACGTAGCCGCCGTGTTAATGGTCGTAAAGATTGTGGTGCGACGCGCCACATGGTCAATTGACGTCTGCTCAAACCCGCCCTCAGATACAACAGAGCAACAGATCTGGGTCAACGTTGCGGCCACCGCCGAGGTCGTGGTTGTAATCTCATACCTTACAGGCAGAATGGCCGTGGTCATGTAGACCGTGGTGCCATAGACGTTTGCAGTGTTAAATGTGTGGCAAACAATGTATTCACCGTTAATGATGAACCCACAACGGACCGAGCCTACACCCAACCATTCAAAGTCCATCCACAGAATCTGCGGTTTTGTTAAGTCTAAAGTATACCCACTGGTGCCCGTCCCATCTAAGGGGTCGCCATTCCAATCAGCCTGGTTGACTGTACGGGCATCGCTGGGAGTTCCTGAGGTGTTAGAACGCAAGACAAAAGAATTAACCCCATCTACCTTCTGGAAGAACACACCGTTCTGAGTATTGAAATAACCAACGCGCTGGGTCAGGTTGACGCTGTTACTCGCATCCATCACAAAGGTAGCAAGCACCAATAACCCCTTACCGGGCTGATATGGGAAGCTCCGGTAGGTCTGACGCACTACAGAACCCACGCCACCGGCCGTCACGCTCATGCTGACGCTGGCCTGGTTTGTATTGAACGTGGTGGACCCTGTGCCTGTCGTCGAAGAGTCAAACTGGTTATCAGCAGCGTAACGGTTCTGGCTATCAAACAGGGTATAGGGCTGGCTAACCCGCTGTCGACCAAACGCATCCAGGGCTGTGGGCGGAAATGAGATTGGTACTTCTGTATTGGAGGCCATAAGCTGTCCTACGATCTTATTGAGCTGGTTGAAGTACAGCCGTAACACATTGTTGAACTGCTCTTGGTATTGGGAGCTGTATTGTCCCGGGGCAAGAGGCAAGTTCGGGGGAGTAACCCGTAGCAGTTCAGCATCTGATGTGACAATCAACGTCATGAGTTGCCTCTACGCCCATCAGGCCTGATGTCAATACGAGGCGCTCCAAGTTGCCACTGCAATCCCAACTGGTTACCCTGAACCTTAAACACCAGCTGACGCCCGCGCACACGCACATAGACCTGGCCAGTGAACTCCTCAACCGGGGCCGATGCAATACGGCTGATCGTAGCGTTGTCTGAACCACCAACAGAGGCTGGATTGGTATATCCCGACCCAGAGTTCTGCAACGGGATCAAGGTCATAGTGACCTGAGGAGTCGTCTCCCCAGTAGAACTTCTAAACGTCAAGTCAGGCAGGATACGCCAGATAAAGCCAAAGTTATGGCCGTCGCTGATGTCAAATTCTGAAGACGAGATATACGAGTCAATGGCCGCAGGTACGCCGGTTATGTTGTCGTCATTACCGTTCTCGTGGTACACCAGATTGTTAGACGTTGAATTGATGTACGGAGCAGCCAGCGGATAGTCCAAGGAACCAGAGTCTAGCCACGCCGTGCGAGCCATGTTGCCGTAGTACCAAATATCCTCAAGATAGTTGTAAACCACGTACTTATCTATCTGGGTTGAATTAGCCGAGCAGTAGAACCACCAGACCTCGTTAAAGCCCTCGTTAGTCCCGCTATACACCTGCTGAGCCTGAGCCAGGTTGATATTGCTATAGATATACTGACGCAGGTCACAACGCAAGGTAGAGACACGGCCGTCGTATTTATAGAACTTGTCCACACCCATCCAGTACACCACACCAGATGCAACAGACGTAGCGTTCTGACCCATGATGGAGATGTTGTCTCCCAGGATCTGGCTACCCCAGACAGTCGGAGCGCCCAAGTACTGCAGTGAATACACCGAGGAGTCCGTGAACACCACAATCTCTTGGCGGGTCTGCAAGCACGTCACAATCTCTGAGCCATGGGATAGGCGCAAACTGCCAGCCTGGTTGGTAGCGGCAGGGGTCCACTCCACCACAGACTCTTGGTCCGACCAGCGGATCAACATGGGGTCTTGGGCGGTAGCCCCGTAGTCATTACAGCCAAAGGCAAACACAAACCGGCTGATGTCAGACACAAAGATCAAATTCTGAATCGTTGGAACACCAGACGCGCCAGACAGAGAGGTGACCGGGATCCCCCGGGCCGCAATAGTATGCGTGCCAGACTGAGAGCCAGAAGTAGTGATTGGCGTACCACCAGCTGTAGCCGCAAGGTTACATGTACCACTAGACGCATTGACAACGTAATACACAGTGCCAGGAGTCAGACCAGTCGGCAACGCCCCGGTCGTGGTCAGCATGATGGCGTCCCCGTTGGCAAAGTTCACACTGGCCGTCAGCACGCCAGGGGTGGCTATGGTGATGGTGACAGGAGCGCCATTCACGTTGTAAGTGGCATTCCAGTAGTACATAGCCCCACCACGGGGACCAAATACTAGATCTTCACCAAAGTTAGACTGGCTCCACAGGCGCAACGCATCTGTACCAGTAGCTCCAACGCCCCAGGCTCCTAAGCCCCAACCGCCTGCACCCCATCCCGTCAAGGCCACCGTGTACTCAGGGCCGGTATTGATCTGGTACATAGCGTACACCGTGCCTCCCCCGCTAGCCGTGGTAGACGTGGCTTTGGCAGTGGCCGTATGGATTCCAGACTGCGTGCCGGTCGGAACGATCGCCGTGCCCCCAGAAGTGGCAGCAAGCTGGAATGTGTACCCTGAAGTATTAACGACGTAATAGGTCGTGCCTGCCACAAAACCTGTAGGCAAAGCGCCCGTGGTGGATAACACCACTTCAACGTTGTTGGCCAGCTGAAACTGGGCCGTAAATACGCCTGTCGAGAGAACTAGGTCTACCGTGGATTCTGCAGTTATGTTGTAGGTAGTGGCAGACTGCAAGGAGATCTTGTATTCCCCAAGTAACGTCAGGCCACCTATGGCAGAAGAGCCGTTAAACGTTACATACGCGCCATCAGTAAACCCGCCAGCAGCGTCAGTTACCAGGACTGTCGAGGAGTTCAGAATGGTCCCGAACGGGTTTGTCAGGGTGGTAGTGGCCCTAATAGGCGTAATATCGTAGTACGCACCGCCGTTGGATATATAGAACTTTAGGTTTGTACCAACGCCAATCAGGTTAAGCGAGGTAAGAGTCACCCAGTTCCACAGAGACCGGCACACGCCCTTAAAGTAATTGGCAGAGATCTGAACCCAACCGCCCAATTTTTCAGGGGTTCCAGCACGGAAACGAACCTTCTCAGACTCGTACCAGCCGCCAACCACCTCGGTGCCAGCATTGACTGGGCCCAAAGATTCTGAGGCATACCGCGTATTTTCACGCGACACACCTGGACGAAACATTATTTTCTTGAGCGGCATCTCGATCCCTACGACATGAACAGGGCGTGTTCGTCAAGCCGACGGTTCTGCAACCCTTTGAGTATTTTGCCACCAGCCATGCAATACTTCAACAGTTCTTGACCCGCGCCTTCTTTGTCGCCCCTATTGAGTTTTTGACGAAGCGTCGAACGCTGGAGTGTTCCCAGACCGACGTTAAAACTGAAAGACACAAGAGCGTCAAACATGCTTTGTGTAAGAGGAGCAGTGATGTAGGTGTGAACCCCTCGCTCAAAGCGAGCCAGATCTGCGCGAAGTATTCCATCAACTTCCTCCATGCTGAAGACCCTGAAATCCTCGATCTTCAAGGCAAACCCATCCCGCTGGTCGATGGGCAACTTACCCTGCTCCGGGTACAACACATGCCCAACGCCAATCGTCCATAGCTTTGCTGGACATCTGTAAGGCTTTTGTCTTACACCTTCATGGTGTTTGATCATAGCCACGGCTTTAGGGCTGACGTTCATTTACCAAATGCCCGACCGCCAAAATGGAACGCAATGATGCTGGCAAACAGCGCCTGGGTCTCGTCGTCCCACAATTGATCAGCCATGTCTTGGAACCCAACGCCGGTGCTCAGGCCATGGTAAACCAAGGCGCAGTCAATACCAACCAGCAGGAAGAAGAAACCATAGGTAATAGCTGGGCGCACACTTGCGCGGAAGTTCTTCATCCACTGGCTAGTGCCCTCGTTGAGCGCCGTGTCGTGGGCGTAGATGGCCTGCATCTCAGCCTGCTGGGCGGCAATCATGGAGACCTTCTCGTTGGACTTGGTCTCAAGCTCGATCTGTTGGGTGTGGATATTCTCGACCCGTTCTTGGGCTTCAAACCCCAGCTTGCGCATCTCAAGCTCCCGGGCGATCTGCATCTGGGCCAGCTCCAGCTCGTGCTTCTTGTCCGACCGGTCTTGAAAGAAGTCCAGGATCTTGGGCAAGCCGCCCATCAGGAACGAGATCAGGGTGGATAGTAGTGTCAGCATTAGTGGTTACCCTTTGATGTTGAAGTTGAGATTCTTGTGGTTGGGGTAGTTAACAATGACCTCGCCCTCTGGGCACTTGTATTTGATATGTGCCAACAGAGTAGCCTGCCCTGGCGCAACCTTTTGCTCGGTATCCAGCTTAAATTTATACCCAAACTTGTCTACGTCAGATGAGGCAGGTCCAGAAAACGTTGCAATACTTGGCTTGGCTGGATGCACAACAAAATCGGCATCGCGCACTTCTAGCTTGAAACTGATGACTTCACAATCGTCGCGGTTCTTTTTACGGGCTACAACAACTTTGAACTCGTCATTTGCAAAGCCATCGCTAATACTAAAAAACCCTGGAGACCATTCCAAAATGTCTTTCTTGAAGATGCCCATTTTGTCGGCAAGAGTCCAACCGCCACCAACCATCGCAAAGGATGCAGTAACAATCCCAATGGTTTTAGACGCATCTTCAAGGCCGAACATCATCTCCACAATCCTTTTGAAATCCCCCACTGGACCAGCCAGTACATCGCTAGACTAAACGCCGCAATGATTGCCACTGAGAGCTGTATGTCCTGGATCATGTCCTTGCGGTCCTGGGCCTTGGCGGCATCAATGATCTTCTGCTTAACCGCCTCAGCCTCTTCCTTGGCAATCTGCCGCTTCATGCTCTCTCTGAGCTTGACCATGTCGTCCCAGATCTTTCCCTGGCCAGACCACACCAGCATCTCGTACAGCTCGTACTCCTGCCTCTCTAGCTCCCGTCGCTTCAGGACAATCTCCATCGCCTCTGACGTTAGCTCTGCATCCGTTTTCTTGGGCTTGACCCCGTTGGCCTTGTCCCACAGCGCCTCGCGCTTCTCTCGCTCCTTGACCGCCTCGGCCTTCTCAATGATGGCCTTCTGGTCAAAATACCCGACGATACTCTTGGTTAACTCATTGGCGTCCTTACCGAGCTTGATAACCTCCTTGATGGTGGCTACCGCCGCTTTGGCCCCGGCAAATGCAACGCCAATGGTTATCGGGTCAATTTCAACCTCACTGAACCGGGGCTTCTTCCGGCTTGGTCTCAGGCATTGGAACCTGGGGGATTGCCTGCTCCTGAATGGCTTGAACCAGCTGGAACACCTCACCGTACGGGCGCGTACCCAAATACTGCAGAGTGGCGTTCACCAGGCTCAGGCTTAGTTCAATTTTTTTGTCGTCCATGTTTACTCCAAATGCAACCGCTGAGATGGGGCAGCGGCGAGACCCTTTATGCTTGTACAGAATCTTGTGCGGGTGCCCAGGGCAAACCTTGAGAAACAGGAGGATTCTTCTGAGTTGCAATATTAGCCGCCAGAACTTCTTCAGTTGCAGTTTTATCCACTCCTGATGACCAGCACCAATCTAAAACCTCTTGTTGCGTAACTTGAGCATAGGGAATACTGGGTGTTCCAGGTTCCCATGAACAGGTTGCATAGATGCTAGAGGAGTAGTCCCCATCAACAGCAGTAGCAGTCCAATGGGCTGTGGTGATGAAACCATCAGCAGTGATGTAGTCAGTTTGGGTGATTGTCCAGGTGATAGTCATGATTTACCTTTCAGGGGTGGGTTGCTTTGTAAGCGTCAAATTCTGCTTTGAGTTCTTGGATAGCTTTAGTTAACAGTGGAATCAGTGATTGATATGCCACGTTTAGATGCTGAGGCCCAGATTGAATCACGCCATCAACATAAGCCTGCCCAGCCATTGCGGTCTGAAGCTCCTGCGCGATAAAGCCGGGCTGAACATTTTGATCTTTAGAGTAATCCTCCTTGTATCGGAACGTCACAGGCCGCAGCGAGGCAATAACATCCAGCGCAGGCGCAAGGTCTTGCACTTCTTCCTTAAGCCGTGCATCAGAGCCGTTGACATATGCACCAGCACCCCATACACCCGTGCCATTGACTTGCAGGTTATATGCGCCTTGATCGGTAGTGCCTGCAATATAGACTTCACCGCCGCTGGTGATACGGGCGCGTTCTGTGTTAGCTGTGCCAAATACTAAAGAGGTGCTTCCTGACGTCCGCAGTGTGCCACCGTTGCCATCAAAGAACAGTTGACCAATGGTCGTGTCGGCTTGAGTAAATTGCACA